GAGGAGTCAGATGGTAATATGAGAATTATTATTCCTGACTATACTCCGCAAGAAGCAATGAAGTTCTTAGCAGCAAAAGCATTCTCGAGTAAATCAAAGTCAGCAACATATAGATTCTTTGAAACGACAAGAGGTTATAATTGGGTTACTGATGAATGGTTATTAGCCGAAGCACAAAAGAGTGAAATTAAAAAATTAAAGTATAGTGCAGTTGTTGATAGGAATCCTTTAGACGGTGCTGTGATTATGGAAACATTAGAAAGTTTCAATCAAGCATCTCATGTTTCAACATTGGAAGATATGCATAAAGGTGCTTACAAAAATGTTGTGATGGAAATAGATTTAACGACTCATAAGAAAAGAGAATTTCATTACGATTATTTAAAGAAGAAAGGTTCTTATAAAGGAATGCAAGGACAGATTGGTGGAATCTCTGGTGGTAAACATTCTGTTCAATTTATTAATGATACATTCACAAAAGAAAATTCACCTCAAAGTATTGTATATCGAGATTGGACTCCTACAGGAAAAGAAGTAGCAGAAGGTCAAGTAAACCGTGAAGAACAACATATGACTGAGATTATTCAAAACAGAAAAGCATATAATTATCATATGACAAATAATATGTGTTCTGCGAGTATGAGAGGTAGAATAGATTTGACTCCGGGTGAAGTAATTAGTTTATCAATTGTAGAACCTAATGCAACTTTATCAGGTGAACAGAATAAAAGATTAAGCGGTTATTATTTAATTTATGCAACTGCGCATAATATGACAGGCGATAGTTTAGAAACTAACTTACAGCTTGTTAAATTTGATTGGGAAACAGATTTATGATTAATCAATCTGGTATTGGACAACCTCAATTCTTTATAGGAATTGTAGAGAATAACGTAGATGAATCTCGAGAAGGGAAGATTCAAGTACGTGCGTTTGGAATACACGGAACACATTCTGATATTAAAACTAAAGATTTACCTTGGGCATTATGTGCTTCAGGTTCTTACGATCCTAATAATCCACCACCTCCTTTAAACTCCTTTGTATATGGTATGTTCCTCGATGGAAGAATGGCACAACATCCATTAATACTAGGACTTATCCCAGGTACTTATAATACTGAACTTAATCCTGCTGAAGATGGGTATGGTGTTGTTGCTGCTAAAGATGGAGATTTGTTAGGTGGTGCTTATGCTCCACGTAATTTCAATGCAGGAGGCGGTCCTGATAAATTAGCAACAGGTGAAAAGTTATTAGAAACATACTTATTAGCAATGGCAGCAAATCGTGTTCATGACCAAAAGATTGCTAACACTGATGAAACTTGGGCTGAACCTACTCCTGCCTATAATGCAAAGTATCCTTATAATAAAGTAATTAAAACAGCAAGACATTCAATTGAAATTGATGATTCTCCTGGTGCAGAAAGAATTATGATACATCACAATAGTGGTGCTTATATTCAAATAGATGCAAAAGGAACAGTTTCAGAAAAAGCAACCTCAGATCGTTATGAAGTTAACATTGGTACAAAACACGAATCTTCAGGGCATAGTGTTGTTACGATTAATGGTAATGCTCATGTATATGTAAAGGGTAGTAAGACCGAAGAAATTGAAGGTGATTATAGAATGCTTGTTCATGGCAATGCCGAGTTTGGTGTTGGTGGGCAAATGAATCTCAACGCAAGTGACCAAGTTCAATTAAGAGGTGGAGATGTTAAGCTTGAAGCAAATGCAGGTATTATGACAGCGTTTGCTTTAAAAGAAATTCAATTTGAATCTCGTAACCAATTAAACTTTGTATCTAAGAACATTAAAAATACAGCATTAAATACTTATGATGTATTCTCAACAAAAGCAATTAAGTTATCAACACCAGGTGATATACATAATGCTGCTTCAAATATTATCAGTTTGGCAAGTGGTTTAATACCTCCTACATTATTAACAGGAACTTCTGTTCCTTCACCAGGTTGGAGTTTAACAACACCAGCAATGCAAATTGCTTCAATCACAACATCTCATACTGGAGTATTCAATGCGACTGCTCTTAATGCAGGTATAATTACTGCAAGCAGTGTTGTGAATACTCCATCGGTTATTGCTACTTCGGTCGCGGCAACAAGAGGTGACTTTACAACATTAGGTGCACCATTACCTTCAGGTCCTGTATCTTATAATGGAGCATACAGTGTACCAGTTGCTGCAGTTTCAATACCAACTGCACCTATATTATTACCTCCTGCTATTTCCGCACCTGTCGTTGCTCCTTTACCAGGCATTACTTCAGGTTGGGCATATCCTACAGGAAATAGTCCAGAATTTATTACGAAGGTACTTAATCCTGTATCTGCATTCGCTGCTATTATTGCCGACTTCTTACCTATCGGAAATGGTGCATGGGGTATGACACAAGCTAAGATGCCTGAACCACCAAGCAAGTCAACATCTATTGTTCCTCAAGGATATTTCGCAATGGGTTATTCAGCAGGTGTTCTTTCACCTATCGATGATTCTGCAGTTGACACAAGTAGGAGTATTCTATAATGGTTGATGTATGTATTGACAGAGATGACCAAACAACTCAGAATAGGTTAGCTTTAAGTCCTAAACCTATTATTGACCAAGAAGGTAGATATACTCTTGCACAAATTGATGCAGTTGCTGTAGACATTGCTGAAAGTATTCGTAATGAAGCAGAAACGAATCCATTATCAAAAGCAGTTAACAAATATGGACAAACATTATATGGTGCAACCGATTATTTAAATAACTTATTAAGACAAAAGATTGGTGATTTAGATTCTTATCCTGACCTCGCAGGAAGATGGGAAAGAGGTAATATTTCTAATTTAGAAATGGCTGACTTTTTACAAAATTATAATTACACTCCTGACGGATTCTTAAACGAAAACGATACAGTCAGACTTGCTCGTAATTTAGATGCTTATTATAAAAATGATTTCAGTACAAGTATCCTTGGTGGATTCTGTGATAGGTTTGATTCTCTCTTTTCTTCAATTGATGCATTCTTTGATTTGATTGGACAAGTTGAAGCTATCGTAGGTCAAGTATTAGATATCATTAATAAAATACGAACATATGATGGTATTAAAGATTTAACAGTCGCAGGTTTAATTGAAAAGTTAATTGATGAAGTTAAGAAAAAGATTGAAGATGTTATTGATAAAATCTTTCAAGAAGTACAAGATACGATAGACAACTTTGACCCTGCTGCTATTACCGCAGGATTTGATACTTTTGTGGATTCAAAGGTTGTAAAAGGTATTATGACAGTAAGAGAACAATCTTGTGCATTCTTTACTGATGAAAACAAAAAAGGCATTAAAGATAAAATAAGTGGATTAATTGATTATGCAGTAAGTTTATTTGAATCGCCTGGAATTGAAGAAATACAATTCCTCATTGCTCGTATATGTGCTCTTGCTGGGAACATAGAAGCCCTTATTAAGGACATTAATTCTCCACTTGATAATTATACATCCAGGTACAGTACGGTTGTAAACCGCCTTAAACGTATCTCTCAAATCAATGAATCATCCGCTGTTAGAGCTGGAGCTATAAGGTATTCACCAACAACTCGTCAAGAGGTAATAAATAGATTAGAAGGCAGATGGACTGAGACAGGTGGAGAGGTCATTACAAATACAGGTGAACCTCCACAAAATGTAGCACCAATTACCGCTGATGATTATAGAGATCTTCCGAGGTGTGGTACTGTGTTTAAAGGTGATGCTACAGAATGGGAAGTTGAAAAGATAGCAGGTAATTCTTTCGACGAAAAAGAAGGCGACGGAATATATGCTTATACGCGAATTGACCTTGATGTTAAAGTATACTTAAAAAGAATACATAACGATATAGGTGGTAAATTTATTATAACAAATGGTTGGGTAAGTAAAGCTTATAATAAAAAGAAAGGGTTTGCTGAAGACAATTCACATTTAAGCGGTATGGTAATAGACATTAAGAAGACAGGTTTTGAAGCAGACGAATTTATTGAATCCGCGTTTAAACATGGATTTAAATATGTTAAAGAATACGACGATTTCATTCATTTAGATTTAAGAGAAATATTATAAATGGCAATAGCAGATTACATATCACCGAAAGCGAAGAAGGTTAACCTTTATTCTGATTTTAGAAAGGATTTACTTACAAGTCCTGTCTCAAAAGATATTGCTTTGCTTAAAGACGAAAACGCAGTTAAAGACGCAATCAAAAATTTAATTTTAACCGACCGTGGTGAAAGACCAATGCAACCTTTCTTAGGTGGAAGTATACGAGATATGCTTTTTGAGAATCTTACACCAGGTACAATGAAACTTATTAAAGATAGAGTAGCATCTACAATTAAAACATACGAACCGCGAGCTGAATTATTAGATGTATATGTTTCAGGTGATCTTGATGCAGGTCAAGTAGTTGTAAGAATTATGTTTTATGTTCAAAACGAGCAACAGCCAATTAGCTTAGATGTTATATTAAAAAGGAATAGATAGAGATGGCAAATCCAAAAACACCAATTACCGAATTAGATTTCGCGGCAATTAAAGAACAGTTTAAAGTATATCTTCAAACGCAAACGCAGTTTAAGGATTATAACTTTGAAGGTTCAAATATGTCTGCACTACTTGATGTGCTTTCATTTAACAGTTATCAAAATAACTTCTATACAAATATGGCTCTTAACGAAATGTTTCTTGACTCTGCCGTCCTCAAGAATTCAATCGTATCTCATGCAAAAGAATTAAACTATATTCCAAGATCGCGTAAATCTGCTAAGGCTGTTTTAAATTTAACAATTACTGACCAAACGTCAACCACTTCAACAATTACAGTTCCACAGTATTTTGAATTGTCTGCTAACTATCAAGGTGAAAGTTATAACTTTGTTACGAATGAAGCTTATACAGCAAGAAGAACTGCACCGGGAGTATATGAAGTACAAAATGTTGAAATGTTTGAAGGAGAAATGTTACAGAGTTTCCAAAGAGAAGGATTTATTGTTGATGCTGATGGAGTATTAAGAGTTTATTTAACAAACAATGAAGTAGATACTGATTCACTTGTTGTGTTTGTTGATGCTGAAGCAACAGATGATGCTAATATATTTACAAGAGCAACAACTATCTTTGGTGTGAATCCGTTAGATAAAGTATTTTATTTAGAACCTTATCTTGATGATCGTTATTCAATTTACTTTGGTAAGAATCAGTTTGGTTTACAACCTGAAGAATTTGAAGATGTAAGAGTAAGATATAGAATCTGTTCAGGTGAAGAACCAAATGGAGCAGAGTCATTTGGAACTGGTACAATTAACGATACAGGAAAAGTATCAGCGACAGTTGTTCAAGCAGCATCAGGTGGTCAAGAAAGAGAGTCAATGGAATCTATTCGATACTTTGCTCCTAAGGCATTACAAGTTCAAGAACGTGCAGTTACAACAAAAGATTACGAAGTATTATTACAACAAGCATTCCCTGAAATTACAGCGGTCTCTGCTTATGGTGGTGAACAACTTGACCCACCTCAATATGGTCGTGTTGCGATATCAGTTTACTTAAATGATAACACTGAAATCATTTCTTCAACATTATCCAATTCATATATTGCTTATTTAAAAGAAAGGGCACCATTAGGTATTGAGCCTATCTTTGTCGCAACTGAATTTGTTTATGCTGATATGTCAGTCAATGTAACTTATAGTAGAAAGAACACAGAAAAATCAAGAGCTGAATTAGAACAGTTAACAAGAAATGCAATTCAACAATATTCTGATGATAATCTTGAAGGGTTCGATAAATCATTGCGTGTATCAAAACTTTCAAGTATTATTGATGCATTGGATGCAGGTATTGAAAGTAATGAAATAGATGTATGTCCTATTATTGAATATTCACCTC